ACTAGGCACTACAGTTACCATTAACAGCGCAGCTACAGGTGACGGCAACGGTGAATATACCTTTGGCCAAGTAATGTACACATTGCCTAACGGCTTTGACAGAATTACAGACAGAACACAATACGACAAATCTAAACGCTGGGAAATGCTTGGCCCTGAAACGCCACAGCAATGGCAATGGCTCAAGTCTAGCTACATCTCAACTGGCCCTCGTATTCGTTGGCGTATCATGGGGCAGAAGTTTCAGATTTGGCCTCTTACATCTACAAACGAATATTTAAGTTTTGAATATATCTCATCTAATTGGGCATTATCATCATCAGGCGCAGGTCAAACACAATTCCTAGCTGATAGCGATACTTGTATCTATCCTGACCGTTTAATCGTGTTAGCATTGAAAAAGAAATACTTTGAAGTGAAGGGCTTTGATACATCAGCCTTCCAACGTGATTATGATATGCAACTTAACATTGCTAAAGCTAACGACCAAGGCTCACAAACACTATCACTTGCACCAAGAACAGCCAACGTATTAATTGGTTGGGAAAACATACCTGACGCTAACTACGGAGCATAATTATGGCAAGAGCTAAAAGAGCTGTATCACAGCCAACATCATTGCCAGCGCCTGTAGGTGGATGGAACGCTAGAGATTCACTTACTGCCATGCAACCTAATGAAGCGGTTATCCTAGAGAATTGGTTTCCATCACCAACTGAGTGTACATTACGTAGTGGCTATACTAAACACGCTACAGGCATCACAGGTCAAGTAGAAACGCTAATGGCTTACTCAGGTGCTAACACTAACAAGCTATTCGCTATTGCTGGCACGTCTGTTTACGATGTAACGGCAGGTGGTGCAGTAGGCGCAGCAGTAGTAACAGGATTAACTAACGCACGATGGGGCTATTTAAACATTGCTACGTCTGGTGGCAACTTTTTATCTATGGCTAATGGCGTAGATACCCCAAGACTTTATAATGGCACAGCGTGGTCTACAGCATTAATTACAGGCGTAACTGCCGCCAACCTAAAAGACCCTATTCTTTACGCACAACGTCAGTTTTTTATTGAAAAGAATACGCTTAAAGTTTGGTACTTGCCTGTGCAGTCTATTGGCGGTGTAGCAAACGTAGTAGACATTGCTCCATTTATGACTAGAGGCGGTTATATCGTATCTCATGGCAATTGGACAATTGATGCAGGTACAGGCGTAAATGACCATTACGTAATCATTACTAACAAGGGTCAAGTTATTGTCTATCAAGGCACAGACCCTTCAAGTGCAACAACATTCTCAATGGTAGGTGTGTTTGATATTGGCGCTCCTGTAGGTGCTAGAAGCATGTACAAGTACGCTGGTGATATGCTTATCATTACGCAAGATGGCGTAGTGCCATTGTCAGGCGCTTTGCAATCATCACGTGTGCAACCTCGTGTAGCAATTACAGACAAGATTCAATACGCTATTTCAGAAGCCGTTACCAATTACGCAAGTAACTTTGGCTGGCAAACTATGTACGTTCCTACAATTAACCAATTGTGGCTAAATGTTCCTGTGCAAGAAGGTAGCAATCAACAACAATATGTAATGAATACAATTACGGGCGCTTGGTGTAACTACACAGGCTGGAACGCTAATTGCATGGAAATGTATTTAGATGAGCCTTACTTTGGTGGCAATGGTTATGTAGCACGTGCTTATTATGGTGCTATTGACGATGTAAACAATATTACTGCTGTAGGACTTCAAGCATTTAATAACTTTAATAGTGCTGGTACGCTTAAACGCTTTACTATGTCACGCCCTATCTTTAGAACTGACGGACAACCTGCTTTATTTGCTGGCGTCAACATTGACTTCAATACAGACGTTCCTACAACATCACTTACTTTTGCGCCTAGCACCTATGCTAAATGGGATACTGCTATATGGGATGCCGCTTTATGGGGCGGTGGCTTATCAGTTTTACAGAATTGGCAAGGCTTGAATGGCGTAGGATATTATGGTGCGCCTATTGTTAAAACATCATGCTCAGGTATTCAGGTAAGATGGGTATCTACAGATTTAGTTATTGAAGGTGGCGCAATCCTATGATTGTACAAGGCGAACATGTTGCTCGCTGGGTTATGGCAAAGATTGGCGCTTATACTGAAGGCATGACTGCTCTTGGATGGGAGGTAGATGGTGTTATTGTTGCTGGCACAGCGTTTGAGAATTACAACGGTAATAATATGTTTGGTCATCAACGCATTGATGCACCGCCTACAAGAGAGTATTGGTTCGCAGTAGCTAATTATATTTTTAATCAAACAAAGGTTAAACGCTTCACCGCTACCGTTGAAGCTGACAACCATAAAGCAATAAGACTTAATCACAAAATTGGGTTTGTAATAGAAACAACATTAAAAGATGCAGGTCGCAATGGTGATTTATTAATCATGACGCTATGGCCTGAAAATTGCAAAATGCTTAACTGGAGTAAATAAATGTTCAATAGTAAATTTAGTTATGGTGTATTAAAACATCCTGGATACAACGGCAAAGCAGATGCACCACCTGCGCCTGATTATGTTGGTGCTGCTCAACAAACGGCTGCTGGCAATCTAGAAGCTGCACGTGCTACTGCTGCTGCTAACCGTGTTAATCAAGTAACGCCTTATGGCAACTTAACATATAACATTGGTGGTAAAGATAGCTTTGGCAATGATATGTACACGGCTACACAAACGCTAACACCTAGCCAACAAAAGATACTAGAACAAAATCAAGGTTTAAGTTCAGGCTTATTAAACACAGCGCAACAAGGCTTAGATTATGCTGGTGGTTTATTGGCAAAGCCAGGCATTGACATGGCATCGTTGCCACAAGTTGGCATCAATCCAGGCGAAACTTATTCTGACGCTATCATGCGTAGACTTCAACCACAAATTGAACAAGAAAGACAAGCCTCTGATGCTGCTTTAGCTAATCAAGGTATTGCACAAGGTACACAAGCTTATGAAAACGCTAAACGTCAACTAGCTATGAGCCAAAACGACCGTCAACTTGGTGCTATTACAAGCGGCATGGGTGTTGGACTACAAGCAAATCAACAAGCGTTTGGTCAACAAGGTTACAATCAAATGCAACCTATTAACGTGATTAACGCTTTGCGTACAGGCTCACAAGTGCAAGCTCCTAGTTATGTAAACGTACCTCAACAAGCTAACGTAGGTGGCGCTGATATTCTTGGTGCTACAAATGCTGGTTACAACGCTCAATTGGGTGCTGTAAACGCTCAAAATCAAGCTTCGGGTAATTTTATGGGTGGCTTAATGGGTCTTGCTGGCAAAGCTTTGCCATACGTACTTTAAGGATAAAAAATGGGAATTATGGATTATATGCCTCAATTTGGTCAAAATGTTGACCAACAGTCATTGCCACAAGATGACACGTTAATGCAACTTGATTTAAAACGTAAACTTGCTTTAGCTGATGCTTTGCGTACTCAAGAAGCGCCTCAAGGACAAATGGTATCAGGTCATTATGTAGCACCATCATGGACACAATATCTTAACAATGCCGTTGGTCAATATCAAGGCAACAAGCAAGAACGTGAAGCGCTAGGTCAGTTTGGTGAGTATCAAAAGGGCAAGCAAGCTAAATTAGCTGATTTATTGAATGAAGCTGACCCTGTTAAATTTCAACAATCTTTAAATCAAATGCCAGAATATGCTTCTGATTTGGTTAAATCTCGTTTGGCTGGAATGATGAAGCAAGAAAATCCAATGATTGTTCCTGCTGGCGCTACTGTATATCAAGGAGGCCAAGGCGTTTACACAGCACCTAAAGATGTAGCAGAAAAATCACCTTTTGGCACAATAAATCCTTCAGATTTTACTCCGCAATCTTTAGCTAAGTTTTCACAAACAAAAAATTACATGGATTTAATGCCTGTTCCTAAGCAAGCAACACCAGCAAATCCTTATTATCAAGCAATTCCTACAGGTGCAGGTTATGCTAGATTTAATGCTCGCACAGGTCAAATGGAAAATATGCCATTAAATGGCCAAGCTGTGTTACCTGCTGCACAAACTCCACAATTGCAAAGCGAGATTGCTGCTGCTAAATTTGGGGGCGAAGCTGGCGCTAAACGTGAATTTAATATGGCTGGCGCTCCTGATATTGTTAATCAAGCTCGTTCCATTTTAACTGGTAAAGTTAAGCCTACAGGTAGCGGATTGGGAACTATTGCCGATATTGCAGGCTCAGTTGTAGGTTTAGCTCCTACTGGGGCTGCTGAAGCTGACCAATTGCGTGCTATTGGTGGTCAATTAGTAGCTAAAATGCCTCGTATGGAAGGCCCGCAATCTGACCGTGACGTTCAATTGTACACACAAATGGCTGGACAAGTTGGGGATTCTACAATTCCTGTTTCTCGTAGACTTAAAGCCCTTGAAACAGTTGAGGGAATTATTACTAAATATGCTCCAAAACAAAAATCAATGGGAATGTCAGCTCAAGACCAACAAGCATTGCAATGGGCCAATTCAAATCCTGCCGACCCGAGAGCAAGTGCTATTAAGCAAAAACTAGGAGTTCAATAATGGCTGATTTTAATCCTGATGAATATTTAGGTAATTTTAATCCTGATGCTTATCTTGGGACTACATCAAAATCTATTGATTACAATAAACTTTACAAACAAAAAGCTCAAGATGATGCTTTACGTCAACGCTTGCAAAATCAAAGTTTTTTATCTCGCAATATTGAAGGGTTGATGACTGCACCATCTAATTTAGTAGAGGGTGTTAAACAAGGCGTGTATGAATTAATTAACGCTAAAAACCCATTAAATGTTGCTACGCAAGGCGTACCACAACAAGGCTATGACACATCTAAAATACGTCAAAATCGTATAATTGCTAGTGAAGCTCCCGTAGGCGCTATTGTTGGAAATATTGCAACAGCACTTCCATTAGCTTTTGCGCCTGGCGGCACTAGAGCTTTAGGTGGCATGGGCTATGGCACGTTATATGGCGCTGCTTTGCCAACATTGGAAGGTGAAAGTAGATTAGAAAATGCTATTTCATCTGGGATGATGGGCGGTGTTGTTCCTGCTGTTTCTGGAGCAGCAAAAAATGTAAAAGCTATTATTGAGCCTTTGACTGAAAGCGGTAAACAACGTATTGTTGGTCGTACGCTTCAATCAGTATCAGGCAAACAAGCGCCAGAAGTAGCTCAAAGATTAAGAATGGCTCAAGAACTTATCTCTGGTAGTAGCCCTACTGCTGCTGAAGTTGCTGAAAGTGGTGGCATATCAGCATTGCAACGTGCAGCAAAATCAGCATTTCCATCAGATTATACGACAAGGGAATTGGAGCAAAAAGCAGCTAGAATTGGCGCAATACAAAGCATAGCTAAAGATAAGGCAGAGTTAGCGTCACTTGAAAAGGCTAGAGAAATTTTTACTGAACCTATGTACGAAGCTTTTAGTAAGACCCATATTATTGGTGGCAGTGATTTAAATGATTTGTTAGTCAGAATGAATGCTTCAGGCGCTTTACAAGAAGCTCAAAAGATTGCAAAAATTCGTGGCACTAAATTTGATATTCCTGTAATTGAAGCGCCTCAATATGGTCAAGTTGCAGAAAATGAAATTCCATCATTAATTAAAACAGTAGAAGCTATGCCTAAAAAAGTAGGTCTTGAAAAAGAACCTATGGGCATTACTGGTTACCTCAAGAAAACTGGTGGCATTAATACTGAACATATTTTAGATGTGACAGGTGAAAAAGTGCCTCGCAAGTCTGGAGCTACAGTAGGTTTGTTTACTAAAAAAGGCCGTGGGTTAGATGATGCTGTTCAAATAGCTGTAGAAGGTGGATATTTGCCACCAACAGCTTTAGATGAAGTTGATGGTGGAGTTGAAACATTAACTAATCTTATTAATGGCGAAATCAATGGCAGCAAAGCATTTCCATTAAATTATAACGCTTTTGAACAATCTCAATTAAAACAATATAATCAAACTCCTCAACAATTTGGTGAATTAATTGGAAAGCTAAACGTAGGTGAAGTTGAAAGGCCAGCTGAAACTGTTGTTGGTAGACGCATTAAAGGCGATGATTTATTAAACCTTAAAAAAGGTATTGATACTCAAATTAAAAATGCACCGCCTGGCAGCCCTTTGCAAGCTGAATTAATGGGCTTGAAAAAAGATTACATGGGATGGCTAGATAACCAAAGCGCTGGATTTTTAGAGGCTAATAATAAATTTGCTGAAATGAGCAAGCCTATCAATCAGATGCAAGTCGGTCAAAATTTGCTTAATAAAATTGAACCTGCTTTAAGTAGTTTTGGTGCTTTAGGGCACGAAACTGCTGCTAGATATGCAAAAGCATTAAGAGATTCATTGCAAACAGTTAAAGAAGCTACAGGGTTTCAGCAACCAATTGAAAAATTAATGACTCCACAACAAATGGAAACATTGACTAATGTTGGTAGAGATTTAGCTAGAAAATCAAATGCAGATGTGCTTGGCAAAGGTGTTGGCTCTAATACTTTTCAAAATTTAGCTATGAATAGTTTAATTAATGAATCAGCAACGCCTAGATTAACAAATGCAACTATTAAGACAATAGATGCTCTTTTAAATAAAGCGCCTTTTGGTGTTAATTTACTTGCACCAAGCAATTTAATGAAAGGTGAAAACCAAGCATTACAGCAAAAACTTGCTGAAGCCTTATTAAATCCACAAGACGCAGCTAGGTTGATGGATTTGGCTAATAAATTGCCGGCAGCTAAAGGTCAAATGCTGAAAAAATTAATTCAAGGTGGAATGTTGTCAGTTCCAGCACAAAATCAAGGAGAGCAATAAATGGCACGTAACGGTTCAGGCACATATAACCTGCCAGCAGGTAATCCTGTAGTCACAGGCACTACCATATCATCAACCACAACAAATAACACGTTTAGTGACATTGCTACTGCTCTTACAGGTTCAATCTCTAAAGATGGTCAAACGACTCCTACAGGCAATTTGCCTATGGGTGGCTTTGCTCATACAGGCGTAGCAGATGCAACAGTTCGCACGCAATATGGCACAGCAGGCCAAATTCAAGACTCAGCCTTTACTTACCTAACAAGCCCTGCTGGAACTAACGCAATCACGGCTACAGCGTCTTTAGGTATGTCAGCCTATGTAACAGGTCAACGCTTCTTTTTCGTGGCTGCTGCGACCAATACAGGTGCTTGTACGCTAAACATTAACGCTATTGGTGTTAAGTCTGTCACCAAAAATGGCACAACTGCTCTTGTTGCAGGTGACATTGCTATAAACGCTGTAACTCAAGTAGTTTATGATGGAACACAGTTTCAATTGTTAAACCCAGCTTCTGTTGCTGCCAATGTAAGTTCATTTAGCGCAGGCTCAACAGGCTTAACGCCATCTACAGCAACAACAGGCGCAGTAACGCTTGCAGGCACGCTTGCAGTAGCTAATGGTGGCACTGGTCAGACATCATCTACAGGTAGTGGCGCAGTAGTATTAGCAACAAGCCCAACTATAACAAGCCCAGTTATTGCAGGAACTCCTACAGGTGTTGGTGTGCTGACATCAGGTACAGCAGTATCAGCATCAGGTACAAGTATTGACTTTACTAGTATTCCTAGTTGGGTTAAGCGCATTACTGTAATGTTTAATGGTGTTAGTACAAGCTCAACTAGTAATTTGCAAATTCAAATAGGTTCTGGTTCAATTGCAACTACAGGATATGTTGCTCAAGCAACTGCTGCTGGCACAGGGGTTGGTACAGTAAGCAGTACAACTGGCTTTATTTTAACTCAAAGCACATCAGCAACGGATGCAGTATCAGGAAATATCCAAATAACTTTACAAACTGGAAGTTCCTATATTTCAACAGGCATATTAAACAAAGCTGGTGCTACTGCTTTATGTTTTAATGCGGGGCTGATAAATCTTGCAGGAACTCTTGACCGAGTTCGCATTACCACAGTAAACGGCACAGATACATTTGATGCTGGCAACATTAACATAATGTACGAATAGGAATAAACATGAGAATTGAAATGAATTTAGAAACTGGTGAAATTACAGAACATGAAGATGCGCCTGTGACGTGGGAAGTTCCTGTTGAAGTGATTACTTCTGGGCCTACAAAAAATGAACTACTTGCGGAATTGCAAGCATTAACAGCAAAAATTGAAGCGATTGCATAATGACTGACCAAGCCATCATCAATCTTATCATCGGTGCAGTCCTATCTGTTCTAGGCTGGTTTGCTAGACAGTTATGGGATGCAGTTCAAGACCTTAAAGCTGACGTGAAACAAATTGAAGTAGATTTACCTACACATTATGTCCGTAAAGAGGATTTAGAGAGTAGACTAGACCGAATAGAGGCATCACTTAACCGTATTTTTGAGAAATTAGACCATAAGGCTGATAAATGAGTGACCAAGAAGCGGTAGAATCGTTAATAGAACGCATGGTAGGTCAAACTATTGTAGAAGCAGGTATTGACAATGATGAGTTTGTACTGTATATAGAAGATGGCACTAAGATAGTGTTATATTCTGATGAGGATTTAAACCTTTATTATGAGCTACCCGAACAGCCCCACTAGAACGCATTTCGTATTGCCTGACGTGCAAGCTAAAGACGGCAATGATTTTACATTTCTAACCTGTATCGGCAAATACATTGTTGATAAGAAACCTGATGTAATTATCTGTATTGGCGATTTTGCTGATATGGAGTCTTTAAGCTCTTATGACGTAGGCAAGAAGTCTTTTGAGGGTAGGAGTTACCAAAAAGATATTTGGGCGGCACGTCAAGCTATGGATGCCTTGCTGACCCCTTTATATGAGTATAACGACAAGCGTAGGAAGCTAAAAGAAAAGACTTATCGACCTCGCATGGTATTAACGCTTGGTAATCC